ATCTTTATACTTCTTAATACTACCGGCCTCGTTTGGTAGGAATGCGTCTGGCGTGACAACAAACTCGCCTTCCATAGCAAGGTCGCTGATATGATTCTTTTCAACACTAATCTTACTAATTAGCCCGAAATCAAAACTCTTGCCGTCTTTGGTAGCACTTAGTTTGCCCTTACCGACCATCTTCCAAACAGCACTTGCTGCATACCAGATAGCATCGCCACCATATGGTACCATTTTGCTGTGACCGCCAGCAAAAGTTGGGGGTTGGGTATACGCTTGATTTAGGATCATCAGACCAACGTACTTTGGATAACTATAGTTACGAGTTGCGTTAATCTTACGTTGAACAATACGCATGTTCTCACGGATAGCTTTAGCTGCACGCATCATGCTGGCTTTCTTTTCAGTCGTGCCGTCGTCACTTTCCTTAACTTCATCCTTAGAAGGTAGTGAGCCGACCGAATCCCATAGGATAAGTACGTCCTGTGGTAATTCTCCCATAGAGACATCGCTTACGATCTTATCGATAAAGGTAAACGCTTCCTCTAGGTACATGCATTCTTCGTTCTTAATACACTGTTCAACGTCGACACCCATCTTGGCGGCGCGATTCCAGTCAACCTTACCTTCGGTCATAATAAATACTGGGAGTACGCCCTGTTGCTGAGCTTTTGCGGCTGCATGGAATAGCAGCGATGTCTTGCCGGTATCACTCTTACCGTATACTTGAGTGATATGCCCAAGTGGAATACCTGGGATACCAATTACTTCCTGTAGACACTCGTCTACAATTACATATTTGTCTTTCTTCTTTTCTACGTTATTAACTTCGATTGTCTTTTTATAACTTGCTAAGTCAAAAGCTTTTGCCATTGTGTTTTTTCTCCTGTGAATAGACAAGAACGGCAAGGGCAGTATAACACCCTTGCCGTTCAACTTTTAGTGAATTAAGATATTAAGACATCAAATCAGCAAAGGCGGCGTCGACAGAATTAGCACCCTTCTTGGCGTACTTAGTTGTCTCCTTACTATCCGTCTCGGCTGAGACATCGCCAGCTAGGTACTCATCTAGTATAGCAGCAACATCAGCCGAAGACTTACGTTCATGGATCTCATCAAAATCTGGGACTGAGTCCATTAGATCACGGCACTCTTCATCGGTGCCTTGGCATAGTTTACTTGCATTACGCGCTGGTGTTAGCTTGGTGGTTGGAAATTGCGCACCAGGAGCTTTACCGGAAATCATATTCAAATCGGTACCGTTGTCTGGATCGGTAATATCACCGTAGTCTGGGTTGAGAGTTAGCGATAGAAGGTCTTGATAGACATTCTTACCGTAACCCCAGATTTTAACGCCGTCCTTCTCTTCACCGCGGATAATAACTGGCGAGAAGAAGCGTTGACGGGCTAGGAACTTCTTAGCCATCTTTGCGCTATCCTCGGTGTTTTCTTTGTAGAGCTTGCTAGCGAAGTTGCAAATAGCGCAATCTTCTTGATGGTTCTTCTTTGGGCAAAGAATTGAGTTCTTACCGATTTCGTAATGGAACCAGTATTCCTTAAAAGGATCGCCATCGGGCGTACCAACTACACGAACCGAATAACGCTTGCCTTCCTCCGGCTTAAAAAATGCCGTCTTACCACCCTTGTTTTGTAGTGCCGCTAGCTTCGCCTTCATCTTCTTAATATCAATCGCCATGATCTTGCTCCTTTGTGTTAGTCGGTAGGTGAATCTCCCTCCGACTTGTTATGGAAGAGTGTACTCGAACTCTTCAATCTTGTCAACTACTAGTTTGTAGTTGAAAATTCTAAACTCACTAATATCAATATCCCAAACAAGCTCGGTGCCTTCGTTTAGGACGTGCTTCTGTTTACCCTTGACCTTGCCATCAATAAAACTCTGTGGTAGGTCTACAACCTTTACAAACCTCATCGTCCGTCTCTCACCATTCTGCTTAATAAACGTTCCCTTGTAGCCAGTCATGCGGCCTCCTTGATGAGGGGAATGTAGCACCGCTCTCCCTAGTTGTCAAGTGGCTGAATATCAGCCGAGTAGGACACGTAATACGAATAAGAACCATTGTACTCTGAGGAGCGGATCTGGTAGGATGGTCGTACCTCATTACTTGCTAACTTCTCTCTTATACTTCTAATTAGTTTTCCGTCAGTATTTAGCCTGTTTTTATCTATCGAAAAGTAATACATTTTATCATAAATTTGCCTTAAATTAAAGAAGGACTTCTCTTCTCCACTGTCGATATTATGTATACCAAATGTAGCTATTTTTGACGTTTCTTTTAGTGGCTCGCTGTTGCTTAGCAGCGCATCAGAGTTCTCACAGTAATTGATGTAGTGAACTGTGTCAACAAGCAATTTATTCATCTTCTCTTCGTACTCCAAGAAGGAAATATCGCCAAGGATATCTTCTAGATTATCATTTGATACTAAATACAACTTATTTAGTACGCCAGAGCGTGCGTATTCTTGGAATACATTATACACCACCTTATGTTGCAGGTAGGCTGTATTATTTAAACTCTTACTGTTTGGTAGTATCAGCATAACATTAAGTTTGCAATGCTTTAGCTGATGCAAGATTCTTAGACTTGCCCCAGAAATCTTTCCACTGCTTGATACAATAAAAAGTATCTCGCCTCTTATATCTTTAAAGAACTCTGATAGATCTGGGCAATTGTGTTCATAGAGTTCGGGACTACTATGTATCCCTATTGATCGAGTTTTTATTTTTTCATGCGGCTGTACTACATGATCTATTTTGTAAACATTGTATTGTGGGTATAGTGCAAACTGCTCTGCTATCCTACCCCCTGCCCCTCCTACTCCTATTACTGTTTCCATGCTATACCTTTATTTTTACTTTCTTCATATTCCCGTAATCTGTACCAATTTTAACGTTAACAGGAAAGTTACCATACCTTGTGTCGCTTAGCAAGCGAATAAAATCGGGTAACTTGTTTTTATCTTTATCCGACAGGTCCAGAACAACACAGTCGTGTACCATAAATGATACAAAACTGTCTGTTTTCTTTACTTCTTCGTTCATTTTAAGAATTTGTCTATGAAAAAGATCAATAAGCGTGCTTTGATTTAAATAAGAAACAGCATGATGCTCATCACATGGAATATTTCTACCGAATGGAGTATTAATGGCACCATCTACATGGTACATCACCATCATTGCTTGCTTTTTATATACAGATTCTAATTCACTATCATATTTACGCGCATTCTTGCTTTGGCTGTTGTATAACCACTGCGTAGCCGCTTCTTTTGCCTCTGTACGCGTTAATTCATCGCGAAAGATATTCTTCGCACTCCACTCATGAAAATCGCCTATAACCTGTTTACGGCCCATTAGTGCTTGTGCGGTTCGTAGCTCCGCTGCATTAAGATCAAGTTCCACAAACCAGTCATTTGTTGGCTTAAGACAAGAACGTAAATTCTTGTTTAGATTAAGAATAGGAAAACTATTTTCTGTAACAGTCAAGCGACCAGTCACACTACCAAAAAGATTATACTTGATGTTGGTCGCGCCGCTATTTACTTTATCCCAAAGACGTTTTCCTTGAATGTCATATAGCTTTTCAGCAAGCCAGCCTTTATCAACATTAAGCTGCCTAGCGCTGATGCTTTCGATAAATACAGAAAAATTTTTATAGAATTCATACTCTCTTGGTCTTGGATAGTTTTCAAAGACATGCTGTGTGATCCTGTTCTTGATCTCACAATACTCTTTTAAAAACCTAGTTGGGGTGAGATCATAAAAGCAATTTTCTTTTAATGAAACTTTCGCTTCAAGAAAAGAATTAATAAATGCTTTTAATTTTCTGCTTACTCTATCATAGTCTGCTTTTAGCTGTTCTGGACATACTTCTGCCAGCGTCTTACCGCTACAATAAAGACTTGCATACTCAAGCTCTAAATCTTTTAGAGCTGGCGTGTACTCCCATGTATGCGTTAAGTCAATTGGTGGTTCTGAAAAAAACAGTTCTCCATTGACATAGATACCTACACATTCTTTTTTATTATCGAGACTTTGAAAAAGCATGCATCACCTAGAGTATAAAATTAATGCTCTGATCGACTTGAAAGTCACTGTACTGTGACTGGTTGTCCAAGTCAAGCGTTTTTGAAGTTCTTGCTTCCTCCATTATTATTTCCGACTTAAACCCATTAAAAAATAAATTAATATATTCCATTCCGTACTGGATATCTTTTCTTGACTTGGTAAGAGTATAAGCCTTGGTCATAACCGCGTCAAGTTGATTTTGTTGGACGTTTATGTTTATTTCCCTGGCTCTAAAATACGAATATATCTTTAAAAAAGTTGCATCATCGAAATATTTTAATAAATCAGATTTTTCACGAAGTATTTCACGAACATACTCGACTGTTTCTACCTTACAGCTAGACGATATTTCTACAGAGCGATATATTGGATTAAAACCAGCGTATGCATTCATTGCAAAAAGCTCTTCCATCAAAAGCTCAAAATCTTTCTTATATGATTTTAAAAATTGCGTTTTAAAGATGTCTTCGTGCGAATACATATTATATTTTTTTGCACGATTCACCATAGTGCTGGACATGACGTTTGCGATAAGTCTCCACGGCGCATTTTGGTCAATTATAAAACCATATCTTTTTGTCATCTCCTTGTAGAGAGAAAAATTTGTATTATTTATATAATCTCTTGTTTTGTAAAGATCGTCTCCGAAATCATGATCATCTATTTCAACGATTAAGCCGCTTATTCTTGGAGAGCAAAAGCGGGATACACAATAGCTGCTGTAAAATATAGGAAAGTTCTTGGCATTTGCAATTGCAAACTTAAAAAAGTGATTCAAGAATTGTTTAATTGTGACTTTTTCTTTTGGATTAACATTATTAAGATATGTTTTTATAAATCTTATATAAACAGAGTTCATATGTTTTTTATATGACAGCAGCGGATCTTCCCAGGCTTTTATCGGACCTATCTGACCAATAGGTGGCTGAGTTGTTTGACCTTTTATAAACTGGCATGCTCTATTGTATTTTTCAATAAAGTCTTCAAAGGCATCAACCACAAAATTCATAGCATATAGTTCTGTGGCAGACGGAAATTGTTTTATAATTTCATTTTTATTAATTGGCTCAACTGAATTGCTTTCATAATCAATTTTTCCATATAATGGTTTTGTATAGTTCATATCAAGGCGGACAGAATTATATGGATTATTTGGGTCGTCAAGAGCTTCTGACGGGAAGCCCTCTTTTTCATAAAGAGAACGTAGTTTAAAAAGTACATTTGTGGCATCGATACTATTATCGCCAGCAATAATTCTAGACATTTTTATTAAGCTCCAACTGTTCTTGAACCAAGAATAAGTACACCAGAGCCATAGCTATGAAACGTACATTTCAATTTGGTTTCGTGCTTACCAGACGCAACATCACAATCTATCTTTGTCACAACGTAGATTCCGCCTAGACCGAGTTCATTAATTAATACCTTTTGCGCATTTATTAAAGGATTCTCATCTCTTTGATTTTCTGGTAGTCTGTTCTTTAGCGAGTTATTTGTTATAAACGCTGGATTTATAATAACTAGATCTCCTGGTATAAACAGCGACGGACCGTATAACGTAATATCTGCGTCGTACTTCATGCGAAGGAATCCATTTGCCAGGGATCCTTCTTGCGACATTCTTGCTTCTTTCAGATATTTAACATTTTGTTTATTGAACTTTATCTCTTTAACGATACCGGAACTTTTGCCTATTGTAAAAGTGAAGATACCATTATTTGCATTTTTTTGAACTTCGGATACTTGTAGGTTAACAACTGGAATAGAGGAAACGTACGTAACAACTAAACTTCTTGATTTGCTAGTCTCGCCGATATCAAATGCGCCATAACCAGCTAATTCCTGGAATCTTACAGACCCACCGGTACCCATTAAATTAAACAGTTTTTGGTTTACGGTCAGCGGTAAACTAACGGTTCTTGAGTTTATCGCAGAAGCGAGTTTTTCACCATATATCTTTGTTGTAGACATTTGAATTAAATCTATAATGTCATGTAAAAATACTTGTAATGGATAAGTACTTCTTTTTGGTTTTATTACTTTGTCTGTAAACCATTTTGTAAAATAATTTACACTGATAGGCAGTTCAGTTAAATTAACAGTTAAACGACTAAACTCTATTACAGAATCATATAGAGTATTTGTGACTCTATCTTTTAATTCTGCATTCTGCGAGACAACATCACCAACATATTTTGAAAGTATTAGATCCATATTGCCATATACAAATTTAGGATACATATCTTCTGATACGTCAGGATCTCCAAGTGATTTAAAGTTTCTTTTTACCCATCCTAGAACATAGTCTATTAGATCTCCTAAAAAGAAAAACTGTATACTACTTTCTTCGTCGCTTTGCAAGGAGATGGAAGTAATATCATTTGGATCTTTTGCAATGGCTTTTTTTACTTTATCTATTAATTTTTTTCTATAATCTTCATCAACAACTGTAACAAGTATTTTTCCCTGTGCTGCTTTTAAGTTTTCTCCTGTTCTATAAGAGGCTAGCAGTTTAGAGTTAGTTTCAATTTCATCATCCATTACTGAATTTACGTCTATGCCTAATTCTTTTTGAAGTTTATTCTCCTCTTCGCTTACATATCTTAAATGCTTTAAGTTTACGCCTCCTGCATCAGAAAAAAGAGTTTCTAAAAATGCAGAATACAACTTAGAACGTAGCAAAGAAGCTTCCGAGTCTGCTTTACTTTCTGAGTCTTTCTCTTCTTGTGTTTTTTCTTTTGGTTTTCTTCCTTGCTCTGCTGCGTTTTTTGCTTCTTCTGCGTCTTCTGCTTTTCTATCTTTTATTGATGCTAATTGCTCTCTCATCTTATCCATAAGCCATGATCCTTCTGGACTCGCCAGAAGGACATCAGCCGCTTCGTTAAATAATATAGATTCTATCGCTCCTTGAAATTCTATTGTTAGATCGACTGTTCCCTCTTTTGAAAAATTTAACTCATGGCCGATATGGTACATGTGTATGACTGTTGTGGCTTTCTCAAGAGCGGATGCCAATTTATCGATTTTTTCTGGGGTATTAAAGTACTCATCTTGAATTCTTGTTATCATATCTTTTGAATATCCATAACCAAGAACTGCTTTTATCCTATAGTATCTATCATTATAGGAAATTCCATCTTTTGCAAATCTACTTTCTTGGTTTACAAGGTCTGAGTATTTAAAAGAATATTTTGATCCCTCGAGCGAGATTATCTTTTCTTCTAATAGTTTGTCTAGAGATTGAAACTTTAGTGTTAATTTTCCAACAAGTGAAACTTCTGCGCTTTCGCGATTTGTACCAACATATTGGTATGAAAAATCTACTATATTAGCACCGTTCAATGCTCCATAACCGTTTTGTAAAATCTGGCTTACATCGCTAGGATTAACGTACGCATCGAAAGGAATTTCCCAATCAAACGTTGAACTGTTTATAAATGTAGGATCAGCCGGTTCGCCTTCCTGCGCTGACTCTATACCGTCTGATTTATAGAAAACTTTATACAATTTAAGTTTTGGTGTTAGCGAAGACATTATAGAAGGCGGCATCTCATTTAATATCGGCATGCCGTTTGTCTTAGAGAACGACTTAAAAAGAAACATGTTTGCATCTACTGTTTCTTCTGGGACATTAAAATTGATCCAGTGCATAAAAGGCTTTGAAGCTATATAATAATTTGGGAGCTGGTACACAAGATACGACTGCTCCTGTTGAGTTCTTACTTGATACCCACCATCGCTTTTAACAGAAGCTTTTTTTGATTGATCTGCTTTCTTTTCTGCTGTGCCTGCGTTACGAGCGGCCTGTTGTTCTGCAACCTTTTTTGCTTTAGCGTTTGGGGTTTCACCTTTATGTAGCGCATCTGCATATAATTTTAATAGATGAGATACGTCCGCTTTGGCATCCGCTTCAGAAGAAGTACTTATTCCAATTAGTTTGCTATTTCTAAAAGCTGTAATATCATCAAAGCTTGCAGTGCCGTGATTCCATGCTTCATCAAAAACAGCATCTTTACCTAAATAATTTTGAAGTTCGATTCCGATAAACGCAGTTACTAGTGCTTCGCTTATTGCCATTTTTTATCCCATCATCAATAATACTAAATCAGCAACATTTAGTGGAATCTTAATTACATCGCCAGCTTTTATATCGACTTCATTTTTTAATTTATTAAAGCGTAATAATATCCACCAATCTTCATGACTACCAAGATATCTAGCGGATAATTTAAATAGTCTATCGCCTGCTGACCAGACGTGTTCTATATAGCTTATACGGTTTAGTTGCTCTTCTGTAAAGTAAAAATATCTTGGCGTGGCGTATTGATCAATTTTCTTAATATCGCGAGATTCAAAATATCTTTCATAATTTTTATTAGAATTAGTTACAACTCTTCTATTTTTATATCTGTTTGGCATTTTTATGCTTATCCTGATTGTTTAGTCATTGGGTTTGATTTTGGATCTCCTGCGATTGGAGGTATAGAAGGTATAGAAGGAATTGCAGGTATTGGAATAAATCTAGGATTCGCTTTATTATTATTAGCTAATAAAATGCTTGATACTGGTTGCTGGTATGGAAAATTCTTTGCAGTAAATTTTGTTTCTGAGCTGCCATCTCCCAAGTTAAATCCTAATCTGTGAGTATGTAATACATTGAATGTAAATGAGCAGTTCAGTGACTGATAATATATCTTAAAATCTGCATCGGATGATCCACTAACAAAAACATTTGAATCGTTATTGGGATCATATTTAAATTCTGTAAAGAACCCTAATAGACCAACAGGATCGGCACCGCTCGCATCACATATTAAATTTGCATACCGGACTTTAAAAAGCGGCGATGATTGTATTGCGGTTGTGCTACCGTCACCAGTTGCAGCAAAAACAGGATACATCATTGCCATAAGATCAGCAAAACCTTCGTTATAAGCTTGCGCTTCTGCAAAGTTATTTGATGGAATCGTAAATGTACAGCTAATAGATCTTCTCGTATTTTTATATGTTGCGATTGGGTCCATACGTCCGTATACAGAATCTTGCGACCATTCTAAATTTAAGTTATCTTTAAAACTTGTTACGAAGGCTGGGAATCTAGCCCAACTTCCAAGTGCAACATTTGTAAAATATATACTTATCGACACGACTAGCGTCCTCCGGTTAGTGATCCAACATTATTTTTAAGTGGTGATGGAGAGAATTTGGCTATTAGCTTACCAAACGAAGCGCCATCAATTTTTAGTTCAACTGTCTGCTCATATGCAGCAGCATTACCTTTATCGCTACGTCTTGCCATATCTGACGCGGTCGAGATTAATTGTCTCGTTGCGTCCTTTATTTCCTGTCCAGAGCTAGCTACAGCAGAAGCATTATAATCAACTGCATATTTTAATAGATGAGAAGTTGTTTCTAGTTTTGTTGGTTCAACACTATTGACCGTCTGCAATAGGTTACCAACTGGTCCGATTTTAACATCTGATGGTAATTGCTTAAACGCCTCTGCTAACTTAATTATAGACGCGGCAAGTTCATTGAATACAGTTGCCAGTTTTGACGTACTGACAGACTCAAATACTTTAGCTGCATCAGCGGTATCTTTCATAACCTGTCCAAGCATTGTAATTAGTTTTAACTTCTCTTGAGGTAATGTATTTAGTGCATTTGTAAGACCATTAAGCGCGCCTGCCATCTTATCGAACTCTTCACCGCCACTGAATTTTAATGAACTAAATGCTTCTGCTGCCTTATTCATTCTTGCTGCTAGCGATATCGGTGTTACATCGTTAAGATCTTTGCCTAGGGTTTTTAGATTGCCAGCAATTGCTGTATAGTTCTTTAAAGATGCTAGCATTTTATCTATCGCAACTGGTATCTTTTCAATATTAAGAGCGGCTTGGCCTAGTCTCTCAAATTGCTTTGTTATTGGATCCATAACATAAGACATCATTCTCATCGCTAAGCCTACACCTAAAAGTGCCGGTATAACAAGAATAGCCATAGCGCCAGCACCTACAAGGGCATAAATTCCTGCTGCTATAAGAACAAATCCTAATCCAATACTAACCATATCTACATCTTTTAGTGACGCAAACGATTGAACTAGCGTAGCCATACCGTTTGCTGCCAACCAAACAGCCACTCCAACAGCTAATACAACCAATGCAAACATACCAAGTACAGCAACGCCAGGCGCCAATATTGGTGCCATAGTGCTTAATGTGGTTAGGAGCGCTACCATCGTGATTCCAAACAATGCTATCGCTATAACTGCTCCTGTTATCTGCGCTCCATTTAATCCACTAAATGCCGTAACAAGCTGCGCAACACCAATAGCTGCAAAGTAAACCGATGCTCCAATTGCGACGATAACAACAGATAATGCAAGTAATCCACCGATATTTTTCGTTGCTGCTTGGCCTAATCTTTCTACGGCAGCTACCATAGGAAATACAGCCGTCTCGATACTTGCGCCAATACTAACAGCAAAACTCTCTATTGCTCCGCCAATAACAGGTAATTGCCCTGCTACTGCGCTTGCTGCGCCCATCACTTGGCTTATCATACCGCCAATTGCCATTCTAATTAAAACATACCCGCCAGCTAACAATCCAAGAGCTAATACAAAATTACCTATCGAGTTAGAAAGTTTTTCGCTGACACCAAACCACTGAAAGAAAGATGAGACAATATCAGAAATCTTGCCGACCCATCCAAGAGCAGTAATAAATGCTTCTAATACTGGTAATAAAACTGATAGCGATACGGCAAACTTTTGTAATACAGCATCCCATTTCTCACCAATTGTTACAGTGCTTTTTAATACCTCTTCGTACTTTTGATTTATTGCATTGTTTTCATTTTGGGTATTACCAAATAATTTAGCAGCTTGGTCCATATCACTAATGCCAATTGCAGCAGCATAGGCTTGGCGCATCTGCTTATTCATTGTTTCCCAAGATTGGCCAGACAATGCAAGACCTTCACGCATTAATTCAATACGCGTTGCTTCGTCAGCATTTAACATCTGTATACTGTTGATATAGTCGCCGCCCAATATAGCATTTAGCTTACCAGCAGCCTGCGCTCCGCTTTCAAACTCATCAAATTGCGCAGTTACGCCCATTAATGTATTAAATTCCGTTCCTAGCTGTTTTGTCTGCTTTTCTAATTTATAGAAAATCTCAAGTGCGTTCTGGCCTTGAGCAGCAAGACGAGGCATCGCGCTTTCAAAGTCACCAGACATTTTCTTTACAGAAACACCAAGATTTATTGCCGTTTGCGCAAAATTTTGCATCTCAGTTTGCACTGATTTACCGGCTTTTCCGCTTTGGCCAAGAGATATTACCATCGTATCTATCATCTTTGATGATTGCTGCGCAGAAACTCCAAATCTATTAAACTCGGCAACCGTATTAGCCATCTGCTCTGCGCTTTTACCAGAGCCGTTTGCAATATCCTGGAATGCTACCGAACTGTAGTCTTTTAACGTTGTGAATGACCTTGTTAGATCTTTTGTTAGAATTCCATAATTTACAAGCTCTCTTTGAGCTAGTTGTAATGAGCTGACTTGATCATTTGATACAACAAATGACGATTCCTTGACAGCCGCTGCTAATTCTTTGTTCATATCAATAGCAAGCTTATAACTTTGGTTAAGTATGCCAAAACCAGCATTAACCATTGCAGTTCCAAGATTCATTAACCCCATTTTACTAAAAACTTGACCAGTAAGCTCAGCAAGACCGCTTAAAGCTCCATTTCCAAGAGCTAGATTTTTAACAAACGATGTTTGTGCGGTATTTGCACCTGTAAGCTTGTCAACAAAACCTCCTATGCTACTGGAAACGCGATCTTGTGCGCCAACCCGCATATTTAGTAGGTCAATTTGCTCTTTTAGTGCTGTATTTTTCTTTTTTAATAGTTCGATCTCATCTTTTGAAAAAGTTCCCTCTTTTTCCATCTGCTTAATGCGTAGATCATTTAAGCGATGCAATTCTTTTGTGTTGTCGAGGCGTTTTTGATTATCACTAGCGCTGTTTTTAATTAATTCCTGTAATTTAGCTTGAGCGGCGTTATATGCGTCTGCCGTCGCAACATCTGCTGAACTTATAAGCGATGGTGAACCGCCAACGGAGGTAGTCGCCTTACCTCCACCGCCTTTAGTGCCACCCATTCCATCGGCCAAGCGTTTAATCTGTTCAATTAAAGCATCTAATTTTGCATCAGTTGCAGACATCCGTTAACCCTCATCGATAAATTAAATAGTTTATAATAAAAAATTGGATCCAGACTAATATCCAGATCCAATCTTATTAACGTCTATTTGCTTTTTCGGCTTCGTCAGCTTCTTTTTTAAGCTGTTCGCTTAACTTGCCCACAAACCAGTTTCGCAATCCTATTGGCAGATTATAGAGTTCAAATATGCTCCATCCGCCGTAATATTTCATATAGAAAAACTGTTCATAGACTCCTTCGCTATAACTATCACTTAGGCCAAAAAAAGTCCGCCGTTATCGGCACCTCCAAAACACCTTCATAGTCACACTTTGTGCAACTAAATGTTTTTTTGAGGTCAACTTGCGGAACCTGTAAGAAATATTGCTTACGTAAATATCTGCTATCTAGTGCTGGGAGGCTTGCAACTGCTTGATCAATTACACTTTCGTCGACGATTGTATTTATAGACACAATCATGCGCTTTATTTGATCAGAAAGTGTTGCTTCCTTCTCGTTCTTGCCCTTGCTTTCCATGCTGCGTAAAATAGATTTCTCATCTTTACTGTTTAATGCGCGTAACTCAACGGTCCAGCCTGTTTTTGGTAGTTGGACGTTAAACGTGCCGCTATCGCTTAACTGTACAGTTTCTTTTTCGTCTTCTTCGCGTTCGATTTCTTCAAGAAGATCAAAAACATGCTTATTCTTTGCTTCGCATGATGGGCAGGTTACGTTTGTTTCGTATTCTGGTCCATATCCGCCAATACGGGCAGCTACAACAATGGCGTTTTTATCTGCAACAAGTAAATCATCAACTTTTATCGATTTATCTAATATAATCGATTCTAGTAATCTATCTAGCACAACTCCTTTCTTGATGAGACTTTTACTTGTGAGGATGTCTTCCTCTTTTGCTGTCATCTGCTTTACTTCTAGTGTCTCCTTACCATATAGGGGATGATCTTTTGGATAAAATCTGCCCTTTGATGGTAAATCAACAAACTCAGTAGGAACAACGAAATTTAACGCTGCTCCTTGCTGAGTTTGTTGTGGAGATGTGAATGCTTGTGGTGGTGCGCTGTCGTGCTTGTAAACCGAACCTAATCTGTCTTCGTTATTTCTCATCGTCTCCTACTTTCTTATTTTATATAACTTAAATCTGTTTCTGCTACAACTAATGTTGCCCAATCATAAATGATCTGGAATGAAAGCTCCACTAAGTCATCATTTCCGTAATCAAGACTTCCAAATTTTAGATCACCAAAGAATGGATTATTTAGGGTCCAAGTTTCAATAGCTGTTCCTGCAGAATCCATTTGAACTAGATTTATAGTCCCAAGACTTGCTTTAAAAGAGCTCTTATTTACGGTTGTTGCATTTGCATCTTTGCCAAATGTGTCAGATGTCGCAACTTCTGGATAAACGTATCCGCCAGCCTTAACGACTCCCATCAATAAATCAGATATATATTTATTGCCTGGCGATATATCAACAGTCGTAACGCTGATTGGGTTCCATTCAACCTTACCAGGATAATAGAAATTATGATTTAAATATTTATGCACAACTTCATTTATTTTAGTAGAAGGTTTATCAGATTTTTTTAAACCTATCTTTACATTTTCTAATCCTGT